CAATTGATTATACAGAACTACAATTAAAAACAGATTTTACCCCTAAAGATAAAATAAAAATGTGTTACATATCTACTCCTTGGAGAGGATTAGAAATAGCTCTTGCAGCTATGGAAGGTATTAAAGACCCTAATGTAACATTAGATGTTTATTCAAGTACAGAAATATATGGCAAACAGTTTAAAGATTCTAATGATAGTAAGTATTTACCTTTATATGAAAAAGCTAAATCATTACCTAATGTAAACTATATGGGTTACTGTGATCACACAACCTTAATGTCTAAATTAAAAGATTATGATGTTAATTGTTTCCCTAGTATCTGGGAAGAAACATTTTGTATATCAGCTATGGAATCACTAGCAGCGGGTCAAATTTTAATAACCACGGATCTCGGCGCTCTGCCAGAAACTTGTTGTGAATTTCCTGTTTATATACCTTATACAAATAATAAACCTAAACTAGCTATTCAATTAGCTGAGTGTATTTTACAAGTTAAAAATATGTTTAAGCACGATTTAAAAGATGGCTTACAGTTTCAACAAGAATACTATAAAAGATTTTATGATTGGAAATATATTGGTCAACATTGGGAAAACTTTTTAAGAGGAGTAATTAATGTCAAACGAAATCAAGGGTAAACATTTAATGGTCTGCACTCCTGTGCATTCCGATGTTTCAATTCATTTTATGAAAGCTTGTTTAGACTTACAAAAAGAAGCTATATTAAATAAAACAAAAATTACATTTCATTTGATGAAAAGCAGTTTAGTAACACAAGGTAGAAACTTATTAACATCAGCTTTTTTAAATTCAGATGCAGATCAAATGTTATTTATAGATTCTGATATTGAGTTTACTACTAGATCAGTTTATCGATTATTTAAATCACCTCACGAAATAAGTTTAATACCTTACCCTATGAAAAGTATATCTGATCCTAAATTTAGAAAAGATTTTGAAAAAAGACCTGATGATGATGTTGGTACTATGGGTCATACTTTTCCAATAGAGTTACCTGATATTAATAATATAAGTCCTATAGATGGTTTTATAGAAGTACAAAAAGGACCTACAGGTATGATGATGATTAAAAGATCTGCTTTTGAAAAATTAATAGAACATTACAAAGAACTAACTATTGTTCAAAAAACTATGATGAATGGTAAGTTAGTAGATCGACCACATTATTATAACTTTTTTGATACTTACTGGAGTCCAAGTCAAAAAACTTATATGGGTGAAGATTTTTATTTTTGTAAGTTATGGACATCTATTGGTGGTAAAATATATGCTTTAGTAGATGAAGAAATAAGCCATATTGGAGAACATCACTATAAAGGTAAAGTGATGGATGAATTCATTAAAATTGTCTGATATTGATGAATAGCCTTATATAAGTTAAAATACCATAGTAACTAGTTAAAAATTATTATGGATCCATTTACAATAGCACTTGCAACTTTTGGTATTCAGAAGTTAAGAGGTAAATCAACAAATAGAGCATTAAGAGATGCTGCACTTGCAGGCGGAATAGGTCAATTTGCAGGTATGGCAGGTGTAGGTCCTTTTCAATCCTTTGGACAAGCTTCAATACCAGGAATGACAGCAAGCCCTGTTGGTGGAGCAGCTAATATGACATTTGGACAACAAGTAGCACAAGTTCCTCAAAATATATCAGGCGGATTAAAAAATTTAATTGGAGAAAAAGATGTTACTAATAAAGTAACAGGAGCAGTTACAAAAGAAGGTTCTGGATTCTTAGGTATGTCACCAGGAGCACAATTAGGTATTGGTTTAGGAGCATCAACTTTATTAGCAGGTGAAGAAGAAGCACCTGAAATGCCAGCAGGTACAAGACCTGAAGATTATGCTGCAGCACAAGAAAAAGCAGATAAACAATTAGAAGGAATTTTACAAAGTTACGATTATGGAACTACAAATACACCTGATGATATTTATAATTATACTAATAGAGCTAATTCAATGTATGCTTTTAGTAAAGGTGGAATAGCAGAAGTAAGAAAATTTAATCATGGTGGTATTAATTATTTACCATCTAAATTTGATCACGATGAAAAAGATTATAATAACTACGTAAGAGCAGAAGGATACGTAGAAGACGGTACAGGTAATGGAGATAAAGATACAGATACTATCTTAGCTCAATTAGCTGATGGAGAGTTTGTTTCAAGAGCGGATGCAATCTTAGGAGCAGGTATCCTAGAAGGAGCTAACCCAGCTAGTATGAAAGATATGAGAAAAAAGGGTGCAGCATTTTTCTATGGACAACAAGCTAAATTTAAACGAATATTTAATTTATTAGATGCAGCCAGAAAAGAAGCAAATTAAAAAAGAGGTTGGTGTATTATACATTGAACCTAAAAAGGTTGATGAGTATTGGTTATTAGTAGACTTTATGCTCAGAGAAGGTCTTAGATATGATGGGGATCCTATGAGTATCGAAGATCTAAAAAAAGATATTAAAAGCGGAGCCTTTCAGTTATTTGTAATGTTTGGCTCTGATGATGGTTTGAAGTCTAAAGTCTTTGGTGTTTTTGTTACAAGGATTGTGGAACTTCCTAACTTTAAACAATGTGAAGTCATATTGTTAAAAGGAGAAAAAAGAGAACTATGGCAAGACGAAGCTGCAGAGATGATAGAACATCTAGCTATTCAAAACGATTGTAAACGAGTAGCTGTACATGCAAGACCGGGTTGGCAAAAGTTTTTAGAAGGTAAAGAATGGAAAGTAAAAAGATATTTATATACAAAGGAGTTAAAATAATATGAGTTTTATTTTTGGCGGTGGTGGCGGGGGCTCTTCTGGAGGAGGTTCATCATCAGGCACTCAAGTATCGATAGCTAGAGAAGCACCAGAAGTCGAAAGCCGTAAGCTCGCCTTATATGATCAAGCAGCTGCGTTAGCTAAAAGTCCTGTAGGTATTCCTGCATTTCAAGTTGCAGCACCAAGTGCTTTACAACAATCTGGATTTACACAAGCAGGTCAAACAGGAATGGGTGCGCCAACTACAACTGCAGGTATTGGATCGATATTACAATCTTTACAAACTGCACAAGCAGGTCCAAACATAAGTCAATTTTTAAATCCTTATCAACAATATGTCACTGATGAAATTTCAAGACAAGGTCAAATGGCACAAAATCAATTAAGTGCTCAAGCTATTGGATCAGGTGCATTTGGTGGTGCAAGAGAAGGAATACAAAGAGCAGAATTACAAAGAGCAACTCAAGCTAATATTGGACAATCATTAGCAGGAGGTTTTGGTCAAGCATTAGGTGCTGCTCAACAACAACAAGCAATGCAAACACAAGCAGGAATGCAAGGAGGTCAGTTACTTGGAGCATTAGGCGGACAACAACAAGCAATGCAACAAGCTGACATAGCAAGTTTATTACAAGCAGGAGGAATTCAACAACAGTTAGGTCAACAAGCCTTAGAAGCTTCTAGAGCAACAGAGATGGCTAGAGCATATGAACCTTATCAAAGATTAGAGTTCTTAAAAGGTATTATGACTAATTTACCAACATCACAGTCTGCCGTAACAGCGACCACGGCTCCAGGATCTAATCCTTTAGCACAAGCTGTTGGAACAGGAATTGGAGCATACGCGGCTTATAACATGGGTCAAAGGAGGTAGTTAATGGCAGTACCATTAATCGGTTATGGTTTAGCAGGTTTAGCTAATCTAGGACGAGGCGCAGTTGCAGGATACAGAACACTTAAAGGTATAAGAACTGCAAGAAAAGCAGCGGGTATGCCTACGGGTTTAGAAAGAGGACTAGGCGCAATTCAAAAAGGTGAAAGAATGTTAGTTAGAAAATCTCCATTAACAGCTGGAGGTTTAGAGACAGCTATTTCTGCACCATTAGCAGCAGAAGGACTAATGGATGTTGGACAAGGTGTTTACGAAGGAGATTACGGACAAGTAGCAGGAGGATTAGGTTCATTAGCTTTTGGTGTGCCATTATTAGGAAGAGGTTTAAGAACAATGGGTATGCGAAAGTATGATAAAGCATTAGGTACAAAGCAACCTGGAAAAATTAGAGAAGCTTTATATGATACAGGTAGAGGCGTACAACAAAGAGCACCTATAGATAAAAGAACATTAGGTGCAGGTTTAGGTTTAACAGGTGTAGGTGCTGTATTTGAAAGAGATGATGCACAAGCACAAGAACCACAAGTATTAAGTGACAATCCAGTTGATATTGTAATTAATAGCGTTAACTATGCTAAACAAAATCCTGATCAAGCAGAAAAAGATTTAGGTGTAAGACCAGGAACTCCTGAGTTTCAAAAACTTGTAGAACAAAGATTAACTCAAGCTTATGAGTATGCTAAAGAAAATAACATAGAACAAAAATTAACATTTGAAGAAGCTATTGCAGATGTAAATAAAGCTCAAGCACCTGATGCAGTAATAGATGCTAAAACCATAATTGAAACCCCTAATGTTGAAAATGGTCAATTAA